GACTATTATCTTCCGCTACTAAAGCAGCGACTGGGATATTTAGTTCAGTTGGTATCACCGTAGCTTCTATTGCCGGAAAGTTTAGTATAGGCTCATCTTTACCTTCAGCATCTTCTATAGCAAGCGGAGTGAATGGGTTGCCCGGTGGTGCAGGCGCAGTATCTTCTATAGTAAACGGAGCTACAGGAGCTGCTAGACAACTTCCTGGAGTAGCAGATATATCTTCAGCGGTAACTAATGCTTCTACTGCTGCTATTAACGGATTATCCGGAGCCGCCGCCGCCGCAAGCAAACTAGCAGGTTCAAGCGTAGCTGGTTTAGGTAATGCGATCAATAGTGCAGTAGCTGGAGTAGATGTAGCAGGAATAACTAACCAAATAAATTCCGGTACACAAGCGTTATCTGCCTTAGCAGCATCAGGATTACCAGCAGGGGAAGCAGCAAAGCTATCTGCGGCTATAAGTTCTATAGGATCAGGTGGTCCATTCCAAATAAAGATGCCTACTGTAGCAGAGGGAACTCTAGACAGATCCGAGGTAACAGCACTAACTTCTACATTATTGGGTAATCCAAAGATCCCTGCACCTAACTTTACTGGTGGGGTATCTTCTTCTGCACAGACTGCAATGCAGGAATTTGATAAATGGAGAACATCAGTAGAAAAAGCAAATACCGAACAAATCGCAGCAAATGATCTAAGTGCCGCAGCAATAGCAGCCTTTCAAAATGCAAAAAATCAATTACCAGCCGGCGATCCGCAGATTGATGAACTAAAATTAGCTGCTCAAACCGCAGTTAATAAGCAAATAGCATTAAGTGATGTTGCTGTTAAACTACTAAATAATCCCCCAGTATAAATAATATCATGCCCGCATACATTGGATTCAGTACTATATACGCTAATCGACCAAGAACTACTAACCTACCTACAGGAATCGCAGGTGGTACTGGAAGTATTACCCAGCCAATAGTTCCGGGAAAGAAATTCAGATTAGTAGATCAACAACTGGTAATCAGAGATTTTCTAAATGCGTTGAATATTCAACAAGGACAAAAGGTAGGAAAACCAGAATATGGTACTACTCTTTGGTCTTTTGTATTCGAACCCAATACTTCCGATGTACAAACTCAGCTAACTGATGAAATTCGTAGAGTAGCAAGTCAAGACCCAAGAATAATATTGAACACAGTAAACGCATTCCCGCAAGAGAACGGAATATTGATTGAAGTAGAAATGGCCATAGCACCCTTCAACAATGCTTTTGCTCTAAATGTGTTCTTTGACAACGCCACTAATCTAGCAGTTTTGCAATAACCCTTAAAACAAGCGGTTTTCAAGATTGATAAATACTTGAAAGAGAACACTTATGGCTACCACATCTAGGCAATCTTCAATATTCGGTGTAAATGATTGGCAAACCATTTACCAAACCTTTAGGCAAGCTGATTTCAAAAGCTATGACTACGAAACCCTACGCAAAAGTTTTATAGATTATTTACGTGTATATTATCCTGAAACTTACAACGACTTCATAGAAAGTTCAGAATACATCGCATTAATGGATGTTATGGCCTTTATGGGTCAAGGCTTAGCTTTTCGTAACGATCTAAATACTCGCGAGAACTTTATTGACACTGCTGAACGCAGAGATTCAGTAATCAAACTAGCTAATCTAGTCAGCTATACACCTAAAAGAAACCTAGAAGCTGAAGGTTATATCAAAGTAACCAGTATACAAACTACACAGAATATCTCTGACTTAAACGGGTTTAACCTAAGTAATGTTCCTATATTATGGAATGACCCTGCTAATCCAAATTGGTTAGAACAGTTCAATACAATAGTCAATGCTAGTTTAGTAGATGTTCAACGCATTGGCCGTCCAGGTAATTCCGCACAGATTTTGGGAGTAAAGACAGATGAATATTCAATGTCTATTCCTTCAGGTAGCTTACCCATAGTTCCATTCTCATCAACAGTAGACGGGTTGAATATGGGATTTGAATTAGTAAGTGTAACAAGTGTAGGGGAAGATTATGTGTATGAGATTCCCCCTGCACCAAGCGGTAGATTCAATATCTTATATCGTAATGACAAGCTAGGTTATGGTAGTCCAAACACTGGATTCTTTTACTATTTCAAGCAAGGTGCTTTACAGAACTTTAACTTTACGTTACAACAACAGATAGCTAATCAAGTAATAGATATCGATATTCAAGGTATCAACAATACTGATACTTGGTTATACCAGTTAAATGATAATAATGGATCTACATTATTATGGAAAAAAGTAGATGATATCTATGCTAACGCATATTTGCAAACTGAATCTAGCGACAAAAATATATTCTCAGTCACATCAAGATTTAATGATCAGGTAAGCTATGTGTTTGGTGATGGGGTATTCAGTACGATTCCAGTAGGTACTTTTAGAGCATATGTACGTGCTGGTAATGCGCTAACTTATACTATCGATCCTACTGAGATGCAAGGTGTATCTGTTTCGTTTAACTATGTTAGCAGATTAGGTCGTCAAGAGACATTGACCGTAAATCTGGCATTACAGTCTCCTGTATCTAATGCACAAGTACGTGAATCTTTAGCAAATATCAAACAACGTGCTCCAAGCAGGTATTATACTCAAAACAGAATGGTAAACGGAGAAGATTATAATAACTTCCCTTATACCTTATATAGTTCTATCATCAAGAGTAAAGCTATTAACAGAAGTTCAGTTGGTATATCTAGAAATTTAGATTTATTAGATCCAACAGGAAAATACTCAAGCACTAATGTTTTTGCTAACGATGGTGGAATTTATCTATATCAGATTCCGGGTAATACGTTAGTAGTTATCAATTCTACTAGTGATATCATAACTTTTCTGTCTAGTTCGCTATCTGTGTTATTAGCGGGCAATAGAGCAGCACAATATTATATACAGAATTATCCTAGATATCCGGTTGATGAGGGATCAGGTGACGGTACAGTATTTTGGCAAGTAGAAACAGTGGCTGCTAATAGTATGACCGGCTACTTCTATAACATATTGAACAGTGTTGATACTCCGATACCTGTTGGAACTTATTCAACGTTTGATGCCAAATATATAACTAAAGGTGCACTGTTGAAATTTATTGCTCCTTCAGGATTTTATTTTGATTCTACTAATAGATTAGTTTCTGGTATACCCGGACCATCAGATACTACATATATTTGGACTACTGTGTTAAATGTTATAGGTGATGGTAATAACAACGGGGTTGGTGCATTTTCTAACGGTACAGGTCCGATCACACTTAACGGATATGTACCAACTGAGGCTGTACTTACATTAATAATACCTGCATTTGACAACTCATTACCAAATTCGATAATTCAAGAATGTATTGTTAGAATGGAATTACAACAAAGTTTCTCATTAGTATTCAACAATTCATTAACTATTGCACAAGATCGTTGGAGCGTAGAATTGTATGATACTAATGATTGGTTTGTTAATTTCCAAGCTAACGGGAACGATAGATATACAGTTACATATAGATCATTAGCGTATTATTTTGCTAGTGTAGCAGATACTAGATTTACATTTGATACTGGTGAATTAGTATATGATCCTTTCTCTGGGCAAATATTACAAGATTTTATTGATGTATTAACTACTAATACACAACCTAATTCTAACTATCCATTAAGCACTAATGTAAAAACTAGTATTGTAGGACAAACGGTGCAATCTGACGGGTATATAGATGATTTTGAAGTAGAGATTGCTAGTATAGATCCATACAATAAGATGATTATCAGAAGCCCGGACTTTTTCAATGAGTTGACTGGCTATGCTAATGGTAACACTAATGTAGGGATATATGTGTTCTTTGAACAGGTACAAGATGCTATTAATCTTACACGTGATCAGATGATACCTAGCACTACTGTGGTTTATCAGTTTGCTACTACAAGCCAAGTCAATATTGCTAAATATGATTATCCTTTAGGTCAGTTGTTTTATGCATATTCAGATAATTTATTTTATATTACCGCACAAGATCCAACAGTTACCACACCATATTATATCTTAGTTGCTCAACTACAATATAGTATGTTGCCAGGCCGCCAGGGTTTAGCTTTCCAATACAAACATAACAGCAACAATACCACTCGTATTGATCCAGCTACTACTAATATTATTGATCTATATGTAGCAACACAAGCATATTATACTGCTTATCAGAACTGGATACAAGACAGTACCAACACTGTGACTAAACCAAATATGCCTACTATAAATGAATTAAGTCAGGAATATGGTCAGATACAAGACTTTAAGATGTTAAGTGATAGTGCTATATTGAACAGTGTGGTATTCAAACCATTATTTGGACCAAAAGCTGCTTCTGCATTAAGAGCAACGATTAAAGTTATAAAGAATTCCACAACCAATGCCAGTATTAGTGAGATTAGAAGTGCGGTATTAACAGCTATGAATACATATTTCAATATTAATAATTGGAATTTTGGAGATACGTTTTACTTTAGTGAATTATCCGCTTATATACATTCTGAGATAGGTGAATATGTTAGTTCGGTGGTATTAGTTCCAAATGATCCTACTATGACGTTTGGAGATTTATATGAGATTAAGTGTATGCCTTATGAAATATTTGTTAATGCAGCCACTGCAAATGATGTAGTAGTAATTGCAGCTTTAACACCCGCCGAATTACAGATAGCATAAGTACAATATAACATAAAGATCCTCGAAGATGGCAACAAGAATCCGAACGCTAGATTTTTTACCAGAGATATTCAAGACCACTACCAACGCACAGTTTTTAGGTGCAACGTTAGATCAGTTGGTAGGACAACCCAATACGATGAAAATCGAAGGGTATATCGGTAGTAGATTTGGCTATGGTGTAAATGCTAATGACAAATATGTAATAGAACCAACCAAAGTCAGGACAGATTATCAATTAGATCCTGGTGTGGTCTTTACTAAAGATAATGATACTACTGCTCAAGATTTTATCTCTTATCCGGGTATTATCGATGCTTTAAAACTTGAAGGTGCATTAACCGCAGATAATAATAGATTGTTTAATAGTGAATTCTATTCTTGGGATTCATTTACTAATCTAGACAAGATAATAAATTTCAATCAATATTATTGGTTACCTGAAGGTTGTGAACAGGTTATTGTATCAACTGGTGTGGTTTATAACTCTAACAATTATATTGTAGAAGATTTAATCAATAGTTATTCTATCTCATCTGATACAAATCCTTCTGGTAGTAGTAATCCTACGTTGACATTATTACGTGGAGGCACGTATACCTTCCGTGTCAATCAAGATTCTACATTTTGGATACAAGGTGAACCAGGTATCACTGGATATAGTAAAACACAACCAAACGTTCAAACACGTAATGTATTAGGTGTGGTAAATAATGGTACATCAAATGGATTAGTAACCTTTGTGGTTCCACCTAAAGATGCTCAGAATAATTATAATTTTCCAGGTAACAATCTAGTTGGAGTGGTTTCTACTTTACCGTTCTCTCAAGTTAATGGGGCTAGAGTTAGTGATATCGGCGGTATAGATGGAGTTACCTCGCTTGAGGGTGTAACCGTTATGTTTTATAATACCGGTGTCTCAAACGAAAGCGGATTTGTAAGTAAGTTTTATGATCAAACTTTATATGATGAAAATGGCGGATCAGCACCATACACATATCCAGGAAGCACCGCTGATTATAATAACTACGAAGGTGGTTATTATACAGATGTAAATGCAACCTTTTATGTAGTGAACTATGTAGGAGATACTGCTAATGATCCTACTATACAACTTACTCCTATTGGACTCATACCTACAGAACAAAAGATTACTGCTCAATTTGGTCAACAGTGGGGAAACACATCCTTCTATAGAAATGTTGCCGGTGCGGTACAAGCGATCCCATACAATAGTGCAGTTCTAGATATTCTTTATTATCAAGATGGAACTACACCCAACAAAGTAGGTGTATTAAGGATCACCGACAATAACACCACTAACAGAATCGATGTTATTGATAACATATTAGGTAAGCCAACTTATACCGCACCTAATGATGTAGTGTTTACTAACGGATTAAAAGTAATGTTACAGGGTAATATATATCCTGAAAGCTACAGAAATGTACAATATTATGTTGAGGGAGTAGGAACAGCAATTGAGTTAATCCCGGTTCAAAATCTAGTATCACCTGGATTATTCTCAGCTGGATCTTATATTCCATACGATACCACACCATATGATATAGGTAACTATGATGTTACATTATACGTAACACTGACTCCAGACTATATTACAATAGCTAGAAATGCTATTAACAGGAATGCCTGGTCTAGGAGTAATAGATGGTTTCATATAGATGTGATCACTGCTACTGCTGAATATAATAATGATCCTACTATTTCTACTACTTTTGCCACGCAATACAATAAAGCTAAACGTCCTATAATAGAGTTTTACCCTAATATACGCTTGTTTGATTCAGGTGTTATAGGTAAAGCACCTATCGACTTTATCGACTTCAGAACAACAGATGCATTAACCTATGTAGCCGGCAACCCAGAATATTACCCAGATGTAGCGGGTTATACTGGATA